TGGTGTGCAATCTGGTATCGCGATGAGCGCCACTGGGACTTTGTAAAACGATGGCTATCCATTCTCTGTGGGTGGATTCGGCATCGAGGTCTCATGTGGACTATTACGCACGTGAAGCATATTCGTAACCTAGTTACGAAGTGGTTCGCGGGCGAAATGGTTCCACCTGGGACTTACTCAGTCCGCCAGAATCGAGATTGTTTCCCAAGTTGCATCTCTTTTATGAAACCGATAGACCGCGCCGATGTAAATCGGATGCGATTTATTCTGACTCTTCTTACTCTTCTACGTTGTGTAGAAGGGCTTGAAGAGCCTGATATTGAGGCGATTACTCGCCCCAGTACGGTTTCTAATAAAGATGCCACAACTGTCGTAAGCAAGCGTTTTATCAAACGTTTTCTTAAGTCAGTGGGTCACAAACCTGGATTCAAGCCGTCATGGTCCGGTCGCTTCCACTTTACGACAAAGATGGGACCAAATGGTCATGCTATGTCATCGACTGCTGCGGATGCAGTTAGTCTGACAATGCAGGACCAATGGGACCTTCTTTGTCTTGGTGGGAGTGATCTCTTCACACGGTTTCAGGGATACCTTGGAATTGCAAACCGATCACATCCTGGATTTATCCTGGATGTATCGGGTGCAATTCTAAGTGCTACAGCTTGCCGACCCTGGAGTAATCCAGTGTCTGCAAAGCTTGTAGCTATCCCTGCACCTGAAGGGAAAACACGAATCATTGCGCAGCTTGATTACTGGTCACAAGAGGCCCTTAAGCCTCTTCATGATTACGTAATGAAGCTGCTTCGTCGGATTCCAAACGACCTGACTTATCGTCAGTCGCGTGGACCGTCAGTAATGACTCGACAACCCGGGCACTCCTTTTGGTCTATTGACCTTAAGAGTGCAACGGATCGTTTTCCGATCATGACGCAGTTTACAGTCCTAGAGACAATGTTCGGTACTGACTTTGCGTGGGCCTGGTATATGACACTTCGTCGCCCGTTTAAATACGGAGACGAATTTGTTACATACCAAGCAGGACAACCAATGGGGAGTTACTCCTCATGGGCTGTTTTCGCGCTTTGTCACCATATCATTATTTGAGAGGCCCATCGGCGCGCAGGAGTAACAGTAGGTAAAACCTATTGTGTCCTGGGTGACGATGTAGTCATCTCTAATGACGATGTGGCCGAACAATATCTGGAAATCCTTAAGAC